GGTTTAAAGCGTGTATATAGTCATGTAGGCTATCTGGGGTCATCTCCATATCAGAACACGCCAGAATAATCAATTTTAAGCGATTCTCATGCAAACCCCCTGCCTCGGTAATTACCTCTTGGAGGAAGTCCTCTGCCTTCTCAACCTCTACAATCTTTATTTCATTATTGAGTCTGGCTTGTTTAGCGTACGGACATATGGGGAACTTGCCACGCTTCGGTTCAATATGTTCTATTGCCCATGATAATATATCTTCTGTGATTGTTCTCATGCTGTAGTGTGGGGAGTACAGAAAGGATCTAACAAACCCCCCACTCCTTGAATATCGTTAAGTATCGCTT